ATGAGACTGTATGGAGTTCATTCAATGAAGAAGATGGGATAGAAGTCCTTCGGGCTGAGTTGGGTCGTATTGCTGATGCACTGGAAGATTTGGCGGAGGCGATGGTTGAATGAGAGCTGTTCGTAAAGACGGGAAGCACCGTATCGAGATCGCTGAGTATTGGCGATGCCTGGGGTGTCAGCAATTGAAACCCATGATATCCCTCAAGTCACGCTGTATGATGCAGAAGAAAACTAACGCGTGGAATGGTTTCTGTATTGACTGCTGCTGCTTGAACAGCATGCGTCGGGTCGACTGCAATGATCCGACTGGGTTGGGGTGGATGAGATGCCAGGAATAACCGCGAACCTGACGAACGTTGCCTTCGCCATCTGGGAGGATGTGCCTAAGAAAACTCGGCGACCAGTTAATTCAATGGGAGGGCCGATGGAAGAGGGACGTTCTGCCTGGATCTCATCGGTCATCATCGATCACCATCAAGAGATGAAGAGGTTTAAGATAGAAATCAGTCATCTAGTCGAAGAGAAATTGAAGTTGATGAGGAACCTTCGAGATATGACGGCATCCAGGGACAAGCTGCAAGAGATCGTCTGGCAAAGGACCGATGGCCCCAAATCGTAGTCGATACCCCCCTATGTGAAGGGTCATTTCTCGATTTCTTACAATCCTTCTCCGCCGAACTGAGGGAATGCTTCTTCGTTTAATCCGAATAGATTCACTAGCATGTCCTTCACCACCATAGCCAGGGTGCCTGATTTAGGCTCGTCTGGGCGCTGCTCCCTCCTCGTCTGGTACTCTTGGTGCCATCCGGTGAAGTCGGCGGGCGTTGGCAGTCCCGTTTCGATTCCGAGAAACTCTAGGACCATGGCAATCGAATAGAAGACCCCGACCATCTGAAGAGGGTTATCCATCATCCCGGCGATCTTTGAAATCCCAAGACCTTCGGCCAGAGAACCGGCCCCAGAGGTCACCTGCTTGAACTGGACTGCGGCGATCAGGGAGTCGAGCTGCTCTGACTGCTTGTCCTGGAGACTGATGCGGTACTCGATTACCTGGTCCGGATCTCGCTTGGTCATCAGAGCACCCCTGTGATCGAGTCCCAGAGCGTCTGGCCTAGACCAGCGCCCAGGATCCAACCCAGGAGGAATGCCATCCCGTTGTCCATGACCATGCGCTTTGCGATCTCGCCCAAGGTTTCTTCATCACTCATCAGGCATCACCGGCCAATGGTCGCAGGCATCGTTGGCCTCAGCATGATCTCCAGGGAGGTCTCGAAGAGCCTGGCGGTACTCCTTCCAGGGGGTCGACAAGACGACGTCCTTGAGAGCTCGCCAGTCTGAATCTTTGAGAGCTTGATCTCGAACAGATCGCACCGCTTCCCAGGACACGTCATGGGATCCAGAATCGATCAAGTCTTCACCGTGATAGGTTTCCCATTTTCTATTCATCATACTTCAGCCTCCTTCAGAACTTCAACCCGACAACGATTCTTGCGTGTGTGGCATCGAGAGCGGCAGGGGTAAAGGTTGCAGGGGGCACTGCATACTGATCTTCAGTCGTGTCCTCAATTGCGTAGTGCTTAGCGTCGAGTGCGTCGGTGATCCCCAATGTGGGAATGTAAGCGTCGTGCATTGCGCGAACGGTGGCGCTTGACGTCTGAACGAGATTTACTGAATACCAATACTGGGAACCGGCTTCTAGTGACACGGTGGATGAAATGGATGTCTGGTAAATTTCCCCAGTAGAGGCCAGCGAGATGGTCGCATATCCAAGCAGGGTTGACGGGAGGAAATTAGAGTCTTGAGAATAAATCGCGACGTACAAGCTATCAGTGGCCTCAGCGGCCGTGACCTGGATACCAATAGCGGATACATCACCCGTTGCAGGCGCGATGAAAGGGAACGCATGCGGTTTACTTAGAGTGGCAGTGCTCTGTGTGGTAATCAGTGCTCCAGCCCAAGGCGGGCATGTCGACACGTCGTACTGATCCGCGTCCGTTCCACCGATCAAGGGCAGCACTTCAACGAGCCCAGCACCACCACCAGCCTCAAGCAGGCCCGTCCATTCACCAGACACTGCCAGGCGTGCTAGGTTGACCAGTACCAGGTCCTGTAGCTCTTGCTCGTTCATGTCCTCTATGCTGATTGGATCGCCTACGCTTTGCACCTGGGCGAACGTCACCGTATCTAGATCGAGGTTCTGAAGCAGGGGAAAGACCCTCTTTGCCGGCTTACGATCCTCAGCTCTCATGCTAACAGCCCCTCCCATTCCGATTTGACGGATAGCCTGGCGAGGTTCACGAGCACCAGGCGATAGAGTTCTTCTCGATTCAGCTCTTCTATGCTGATCGGATCGCCGACATCCTGGACGTTGCTGAAAGATATCTGCCTGGCACCGTCTCCAGCTTCGAGAGTCTTGGTCTTCAGTAGCTTGTATACGCGCGGGGAGATCGAGTGTGTCATCATCTCATCCCCACAACGAGCATGACATATCCCCAGAAGTTGTTCGGAATCGCACTAGAGACGTCGAACGGTCCCGGCCCTGCCCCGTTTCCATTCCCGTTTCCATTCCCGTTTCCGTTTGGGGTAATGAGTTGGGCTATCTGTTGGGGTTTCAATACGCCGAAAGCACCCTCCCCGGTTGTATTCTCCTGGACTTGAACCACGCTGATCCCTCACTTGAGCTGCTTGGATCGCATTTTGGCTATTCTCTCGATGCTGTCGAGATCTTTCGTTGAGATGAAGTCACGAAGATAGAGCTTCTTCGCCTTGGACAGAATCTCCGCCAGTCGTCGGCGTCCTGCTGCCTTAGTCATGCGTGCCATTCAATCACGCCTAGGCCGAAGTAAGGAACTGAGCTTTGAAATTAAGGTTCACCGGAGCACTGAGATCCGCTGGGAGTGGTTGCTGGACACTGGGGTCGGTGTCGGTGACGCTGCCGACGACGTTGCCCAGGGCGTCGACGATGTAAGCTCCGTTGGTTTCGATTAGAGCTCCGTCGACTGTGATGAAAGTGCCAGCGATGCAGGTCTGTCCCTGCAAAGTATCTCCGATTGAGTTGCCAGTCTGAATATCGACCAGTTCGTTAGTGGCCCCGCCGGTCGGCGTGACGTGGAAGATCCTAGAGATTCCCTGGTTGGTGTAGACGGCGAGACTAGCCCCTCGGTCTGCGGCAGTCTGGGTCATCACCTTGAGAAGATCGCCGGCTTGCAAGGTAAAAGGCGCCCAGAGTCTCGGGGTGAAAGTGGACGCACCCTTGACACAGACGGCGATGTTTGCAGCCACGACGCCCTGCCGGAGAATGTAAGCGTATGAGATGCCGACAGAGCCGGACACCAGTCCATGAGTGACAGTCTTGCCAGGCGCATAGTCGCCGATGTTGATCGCGCTGACGGTATACACGGTGTCAGTTGTCAGAGATGTCTCAGTTCCCTCGACGACTTCGAGCTTCAGGGGGATGTTCGTCCCGTCACTACAGGCCAGGTTCCCTACGCAGGTGGTTGTTGCCATAGGAGGAGAAATCACCGGCAGCCGGCCCAGCCTCGCCAGTCGCTGCGCGCTGGGCTGCCGCTGCATCGAACTCGGCCTTCCATCCGCCGAAGTCCGAGGGAGTAGGGAGGCCAGTCTCGTAACCCATTATCTCGAGGATCATGGCAATCGAATAGAAGATGCCGATCATCTCAGTGGGGTCTTTGAGTTGCTTGGTGATCTCCGAGACCCCCAGACCCTCGAAGAGAGAACCGGCCCCAGAGGTCACTTGCTTGAACTGGACTGCAGCGATCAGAGAGTCAAGCTGCTCGGACTGCTTGTCCTGGAGACTGATTCTGTATTCGACCACGGTGTCGGGTTTTCTTTTGGTCATCAAAGCACCCCTGTAATCGAGTCCCAAAGCGTCTGGCCTAGACCAGCGCCCAGGATCCAACCCAGGAGGAACGCCATCCCGTTGTCCATGACCATCCGCTTTGCGATGTCGCCCAGGGTCTCGTCGGTCATGCTGGAGCCTCCGGCCAGTTGTCACATGCGTCGTTGGCCTCGTCGTGCTCCTGGGGGAGATCGCGCAGCGCTGTTCTGAAATCTTTCCATGCCTGGCTCATGGTGCGATCCTTGACGGCTCGCCAGTCGGAATCAGCTAGAGCTTGATCTCGCGCTGCTCGAACCTGCCCCCATGTGACATCATGAAATCCAGAATCAATCAAGTCTTCACCGTGATAGGTTTTCCATTGTCTATTCATACTCTCAGCCTCCTCAATACTTCAGACCTACAACATATCGTGGCTCGTTCGTATCGAGCGCGGCCGGGGTAAATGTTGAAGGCGGCACGGCATAATCATCTCGAGTTGTGTCCTCAATGCATTGATGAAACGCGAGAAGGGCGTCAGTGATCCCCAATGATGGTGTGTCATTATTGTGCAGTGAGCGAATGGTGGCGCTCGATGATGTGTTAGTGCTCAGGGCATACCAGTACTGCTGGCCGGCTTCTAGTGAGACAGTGGCAGAAAGGGAAGTCTGGTAAATTTCCCCAGTAGAGGCCAGCGAGATGGTCGCATATCCAAGCAGGGTCGATGGGAGAAAGTTACTGTCCTGGGAATAAATCGCGACGTACAAGCTATCCCCGGCCTCGGCACTGATGACCTGGATTCCAATAGCGGACAGATCCCCGGTCTCGGGAGCTATGAAAGGGAAGCTCATTGGCTTCTTGCATCCAGATACGCTTTGACTGGTTATCGTTTTCCCATTCCAGGGCGGGGGGGATGCGACGTCGTATTGATCAGCGTCTGTTGTACCCGTCAACGGCAGTATTTCCGCAAAGCCACCACCACCCCCAGCTTCGAGCAGGCCCGTCCATTCACCAGACACCGCCAGGCGTGCTAGGTTGACTAGCACCAGGTCTTGCAGCTCTTGCTCGTTCATGTCCTCGATCGAGATGGGATCTCCTACGCTTTGCACCTGGGCGAAGGTCACCGTATCTAGATCGAGGTTCTGGAGCAGGGGAAAGACCCTCTTGGCGGGCTTACGATCCTCAGCTCTCATGCTAACAGCCCCTCCCATTCAGATTTGACGGATAGCCTGGCGAGGTTCACGAGCACCAGGCGATAGAGTTCTTCACGATTCAGCTCTTCTATGGTGATTGGATCGCCGACATCCTGGACGTTGCTGAAAGAGATCTGCCTGGCACCGTCTCCAGCCTCGAGAGTCTTGGTCTTCAGTAGCTTGTATACGCGCGGGGAGATCGAGTGCGTCATCATCTCATCCCCACAATGAGCATGACATATCCCCAGAAGTTGTTCGGAATCGAGCTAGAGACGTCGAACGGTCCCGGCCCTGCCCCGTTTCCGTTGATGCCTGGCCCGACTCCTCCCCCACCGTTGCCGTTGAGTTGTGCTACCTGAGCGGGTTTGAGCGTGCCGAACGCACCCTCTCCAGTACTGTTCTCTGCGACTCGAACCACGCTGACTCCTCACTTGAGCTGCTTGGATCGCATTTTCGCTATTCTCTCGATGCTGTCGAGGTCTTTGGTCGAGATGAAGTCACGAAGATAGAGCTTCTTCGCCTTCGAGAGTATCTCCGCGAGTCTTCTGCGGCCAGCAGCCTTAGTCATCCTCGCCAATTTTTCACCCCTAAGCACTCGTGAGGAACTGGGCTTTGAAATTCAGGTTGACAGGGGCACTGAGATCCGCTGGCAGTGGTTGTTGAACACTGGGGTCGGTGTCGGTGACGCTGCCGACGACGTTGCCCAGGGCGTCGACGATGTAAGCTCCGTTGGTTTCGATTAGAGCTCCGTCGACTGTGATGAAAGTTCCAGCGATGCAGGTCTGTCCCTGCAAAGTATCTCCGATTGAGTTGCCAGTCTGAATATCGACCAGTTCGTTAGTGGCCCCGCCGGTCGGCGTGACGTGGAAGATCCTGGAGATTCCCTGGTTGGTGTAGACGGCGAGACTAGCCCCTCGGTCTGCGGCAGTCTGGGTCATCACCTTGAGAAGATCGCCGGCTTGCAAGGTAAAAGGCGCCCAGAGTCTCGGGG